CTGTGTTCTTGTTGATGTTGATGACTCCCTCGATTCTATCTTTAGCTCTGATATGGCTATTGGCAGATACGTTGCACAAAGGGCGGGAATCGGTATCAACGCAGGTAGAATCCGCGGCATCAACGCTAAAATCAGAGGCGGAGAGGTTCAACACACAGGTGTGGTCCCCTTCCTCAAAAAGTTTGAGTCAACTGTCCGATGCTGCACACAAAACGGGATCCGAGGTGGGTCAGCGACTGTCCACTTTCCTATCTGGCATCAAGAAATCGAAGACATCATCGTTCTGAAGAACAACAAAGGAACTGAAGACAATCGTGTCCGTAAACTCGATTATTCGATTCAAATCTCTAGGATTTTCTATGAACGATTCATTCAAGACGGAGACATCAGTCTCTTCAGTCCGCACGACGTTCCTGGTCTGTATGATGCTTTTGGTACTCCTGGATTTGACGACTTGTATGTGGGTGCTGAACGAGATGAGTCTATTCCAAGAAAAGTTGTCAAAGCTCAAGAACTTATTCTGGATCTTCTAAAGGAACGTGCAGAGACTGGTCGTCTTTATATCATGAACATCGACCACTGCAATGAACACTCCTCTTTCATTGACAAGGTTAATATGTCTAACCTCTGTCAGGAAATTACTCTTCCAACTGATCCTATCCAACACATCGACGATTCGTCGGGTGAGATTGCTCTGTGCATTCTCTCTGCAATCAATGTCGGTAAACTTCGTGACCTAAATGATCTGGAAGATCTTTGTGATCTCGCTGTTCGTGGTCTTGAAGAACTGATTGACTATCAGGACTATCCTGTAGTTGCTGCAGAACTTGCAACCAAAGCACGTCGTTCTTTGGGTGTAGGTTTCATTGGTCTTGCACACTTCCTTGCAAAACAGGGACTCAAGTATGATGATCAAGAGGCTTGGGTAAAGGTACATGAGTTGACCGAAGCCTTCCAATACTATCTTCTTAAGTCATCGAATGCAGTTGCTGCGGAGAAAGGTCCATGCACAGACTTCAACAGAACAAAATACTTCCAAGGTATTCTTCCTATCGATACCTACAAGAGAGATGTGGACGAAATTGCAAACCCTGGACTGAATTATGATTGGGAAGGTCTTAGAGTATCTATCGCCAAACACGGACTTAGGCACTCAACATTGTCTGCTCAGATGCCATCAGAGAGCAGTTCCGTTGTGTCAAACGCAACAAATGGAATCGAACCACCTAGAGGGTATTTGTCCATTAAAAAGAGCAAGAAGGGTCCACTTAAACAGATTGTCCCTGGTTACCAACATCTCAAGAATAATTACACTCTCCTCTGGGATATGCCTGACAATACTGGTTACATCAATGTTGTTGCAGTCATGCAGAAGTTCTTCGATCAAGCCATCAGTGGAAACTGGTCCTACAACCCTGAGAACTATCCAGACAACGAAGTTCCAACATCTGTAATGGCACAAGACTTCCTCCGAACTTACAAATATGGTTGGAAGACTTCTTATTATCAAAACACCTACGACAATAAGACAGATGAAATCAAAGAGGATACGAGTAACGAACAACTGAAAGTTCTAGAACAAATGTTAATGGAATCGCAAGAAGAAGATTGCGAAAGCTGCAAAATCTAGTAAACTATACCCACAACGGAGAAACAAATGATCGAAGGAATGACAGTATTCAACACCAGTACCGATGTTGATAGTCGTAAACAACCCATGTTTTTTGGACAACCACTGGGTTTGCAGCGTTATGATTCTTATAAGTACCCTATCTTTGATAAACTGACGCAACAACAACTTGGATATTTCTGGAGACCCGAGGAGGTCTCCCTTCAGAAAGATCGTAGTGATTACCAACAACTTCGTCCCGAACAGAAACACATCTTTACTTCTAACCTGAAGTACCAGATCATGTTGGATTCTGTTCAGGGTCGTGGACCTGCAATGGCTTTCCAACCTTATTGTTCACTTCCTGAGTTGGAAGCGTGCATGGAAGTTTGGGGATTCATGGAGATGATTCACTCCCGTTCTTATACCTATATTATTAAGAACGTATATTCTGATCCTGGTGAAGTCTTCGATCATATTCTAGATGACGAAAAGATCGTTTCCCGTGCCGCATCTGTAACAGGTGCATATAATGATTTCATTGCTGCTGCACAACAATATGGAAACACCAATGATTGGAAACATGCACAAGAAGAAGCTGGGTATTTCAGAGACGAACGTCGTGAATTAAAGCGTAAACTTTATCGAGCTGTTGCTAATGTCAACATTCTGGAGGGTATTAGGTTCTATGTCTCGTTCGCTTGCTCGTTTGCGTTTGGTGAACTCAAGCTTATGGAAGGATCCGCTAAAATTATCTCTCTCATCGCACGAGACGAAAATCAGCATCTTGTCATTACTCAAAACATCCTCAACAAGTGGAGACAGGGAGATGATCCAGAGATGCAAGAAATTGCAAAGGAAGAAGAACCTGTAATCACTGAAATGTTCCGCAAGTGTGTGGATGAAGAGAAGGCTTGGGCGAAGTATCTGTTCAAGGACGGATCGATGATTGGTTTGAATGACAAACTCCTCAACAACTATGTTGAGTGGATTGCAAATCGTCGTATGAAGGCGATTGGTTTGAAACCCATCTATGATATCCCTGCAAAGAACAATCCTCTTCCCTGGACTGAACACTGGATTTCTTCTAAGGGTCTTCAGGTTGCACCACAAGAAACTGAGGTTGAGTCCTATGTTGTTGGTGGTATCAAACAAGACGTGAAGAAGGATACCTTCGCTGGATTCCAACTCTAAATAAAAATACGAACTGATTTGAATTAAACTTCATGGCTACTAGAACTAGTATTCCACGGGTAGTTTCTGAACAACTACCCGCAAACCCTTTTGCTTTTGAAGTACTTGCACTTGCATCTAAACAAAGAAGTAATGCAAAGAAAGCAGAAGTCCTTAGAACTTACTCCGATCCATCTCTACAGACTCTTCTGATCTGGAACTTTGATGAAACTGTCGTCTCTGTTCTACCAGAGGGTCTTGTCCCATATTCTAGTGTTGGACAGCAAAACGTTACTCAGGGAACTCTGAGTTCCAATATTGAACGTGCAGTTGGAATGATGGATGAACTGGATTCCAATTCCATTGGATCTCAGGATATGGGTAGAACTTCTATCCGTAAAGAATATACCTACTTTTATAACTTTGTAAAAGGTGGTAATGATAGACTGACTCAGAGAAAAAGAGAAACAATGTTTATCAATATTCTAGAAGGTCTTCACCCACTAGAAGCAGAGATTCTAATGTTGGTAAAAGATAAAAAACTTTCTGATAAGTATAAGATCTCTCAGAAAAATGTTGCGGATGCATATCCAGAAATTAACTGGGGTAACAGATCCTAAATATCTTTATAAAAGAAAGTAATTTACATCAATGGCATACCAAGGTATTAATACTGGATCGGTTCCTAATGATGGAACTGGTGACACTCTTCAGGCGGGTGCAGTAAAAATAAATGCAAACTTCACTGAAGTTTATGACACCCTTGGTGATTCGGGTGTCATTGGAAACGCAGAACTGAGTCAAGTTTCATGTACTGGAATTATTACTGCATCCAGTTTTGTAGGAGACTTAAACGCAAATAGTTTAAGCCAAGGAACTATTCCTAATGGCAGATTCCCTGCAACAATTCCTGGTGACTTGAGTGGTAATGCTGCAACTGCAACTCAGTTCTTTGACTCTGTTCTTGTTGGTGGTGTTCCCTTTAATGGTGGTTCTAGTATTAACCTCCCTGGTGTAAACACGCAAGGCGATCAGGACACCACTGGTAACGCAGCAACTGCAACTCAGTTAGCAGCTTCGGTTAATATTGGTGGAGTTTCTTTTGATGGTAGTGCTTCCATCGATCTTCCTGGTGTAAACACCGCAGGAAACCAAGATACATCTGGAACTGCAACAGTTGCAACTAGAGTAAGTGATACCACTGCACCATCAACTGCAACAGATGCTGGTACTGCAGGAGAAGTCCGTTACGATGGTAGTTACATTTACGTTTGTGTTGCAACAGACACCTGGGTTCGTGCAGCTCTTTCTACTTGGTGATATTTAATTTTTAGTATGCAAAATTTTGTCAAACATTGTGTAAACAATGGTGGTGTAATTAAACCTCTCATCATTCCATCAGGAGAAACTAATGGTACGGGTCTCTTCAACCCTACCATTTTTGTTGATGGTGATGAGATTTATGTAAATATACGTCATTGTCAATATACTCTTTATCATTCAGAACTCAATCGGTTTGAACACCAATGGGGACCTCTGTTATATTTGAATCCAGAGAACGATATTACTCTTACAACTACTAACTTCTTTTGCACTTTAGATTCTGATCTAAACATTGATAGAATCCATCGTGTCGATACTTCTAGTTTTGACAGAAACCCTCTTTGGGAATTTGTTGGACTAGAAGATTGTCGTATTGTAAAATGGGATGATAAGTTCTACCTTTCAGGTGTCAGAAGGGATCTTGACACTATTGGAACGGGTAGGATGGAACTATCTGAACTAGATATTTCATCAGATCGTGTAAAGGAAGTATCTAGATTTAGAATCCCTGCACCTGCACCAGATACTTCTTATTGTGAGAAGAACTGGATGCCTATCGTGGACAAACCATTCCATTATGTGAAGTGGAGTAACCCCACCGAAGTCGTTCGTGTAGACACCTCCAAGGTCGTTACTACAACAACTCACCTAGGATCAGAAAGAGACTTATCTCATGACCTCAGAGGCGGGTCTCAGGTGATTCCATTTAAGGATGGGTATCTTGCGATTCAACATGTCACCTATCTCTATAGGACAGAACAACAACGTAAGAACGCAACCTATCGACATCAATTTACATACTGGGATAAAGATTGGAATGTAATCAAACGTTCAGAGATCTTTGATTTTATGGATGCAAAGATTGAGTTCTCTTGTGGTATGTCCCAGTATGGTGATGACTATCTAATCACGTTTGGATTCCAAGATAACGCTGCATATGTTTTGAAAGTTCCTGGGAACCTACTGGAGGATTTTATAAATGATTGACCAAAGATTACAAGAATATATTCAAGATCCTTCTAATCCAGATCTTAATTACAATCTTGCATTAGAATACAAGAAAGTAGGTCAGAGTGCCGCTGCAATCTCATACTTTCTACGTGCTGCAGAGAGAACTAAGAATCTAAACTTTTCTTATGAATGTCTGATTCATATTGGAGAGTGTTTTGATCTTCAGAAGAATCGTGCAAATGCGGTAACGGGTGCATACAAACATGCAATCGCAACTCTTCCGCAGAGACCCGAAGCATACTACATGCTTGCAAACTATCAAAACTGGAATCAACAATATCAAGATGCGACATATCTCACAGAAATTGCTCTTAAAATGTGTGATTTCGATTCCGTACCTTTTAGGACTAAGTGTAGGTACCCTGGTCGTTGGGGACTCCTGTATGAAAGGACTATTTCCTATTGGTGGTGGGGTAAGTCTGCTGAATGCAGAGCAGGATTACAAGAACTTGTCGATAACCACTGGGACGAACTAGATGGTTATCATAAAGAAACTGTAGAAGATCGTCTCTGTAGACTTGGATGTGGTCCAGAGTCGCAAGCATTTACTTATTATCACAAGAGTAGTCATCAATATCTAAGATATAAGTTCCCTGGATCCGAGAATATCGAAAGAAGTTATTCTCAGGTTTACCAGGATATGTTTATTCTTTCTGTTCTAGATGGAAAGAGAAACGGAACTTTCCTGGAGATTGGTGGTGCAACGCCGTATCATGGAAACAATACTGCACTACTAGAACAAGACTTTGGATGGACTGGTGTATCCATTGAATACAAACAAGAATTTGTTGACCAATATAAACAAGCGAGACCTACTACAATCTATTGTCTAGACGCACTAGACACAGATTATGACAAGTTTATTGCAGAAAATTTTGAGTCAGATACTATTGATTATCTGCAACTTGACATTGAACCTGCAAGGAATACATATTCTCTACTTCTCAAGATTCCATTCGAGAAGTATAAGTTCCGTGTGATTACATATGAACACGATCATTACGTCGATGTAACGAAAGAATGTCGCAGAAAGTCTAGAGAGTATCTGCAATCTAAGGGATATGTTCTTGCAGTCAGTGATGTATCACCTGATGGAAAGAGTAACTTTGAAGACTGGTGGGTGCATCCAGATCTGGTAGATCCAGAACTTCTGAAGAAGATGCAGAACACTAAGAACTATACAAAGAAAGCAGAGACACACATGTTGTCTCAGGATATTCCCCCAGAACCAGAACCCGAAGATCAACTAGTGTCTTTCAGTGTTGCATCTAAGAATAGTGTATGGATTGTAGACAATTTCTATGATGATCCAGATGCAATCAGAGAGTTTGCTCTGAGTCGTGAGTTTGATGAGGGTGGATTTGGTAGAGGATATATTGGGAGAAGAACTAAACAACAATATCTGTTCCCTGGACTCAAAGAAAGATTTGAGTCAATTATGGGTAAGAAGATCTCTGCATGGGAAGATCATGGTATGAATGGTCGATTCCAAACTGCATGGTCTGGTGAAGCACTTGTATATCATTGTGACTCTCAACGATGGGGTGGTATGTTGTATCTGACTCCAGACGCACCATATCAATGTGGTACTACGATGTATGCAAATAAGAAAACCAGAGCACGAACTTATTATGATAAGGGATGGGATGATGCATGGATCAACATTCCTGGAGATTGTCATTTAGATGGAACACCATTTGAACCAGTCGATGTACTTGGAAATGTTTATAATCGATTAGTTATTTTTGATGCAAGTTGTATTCATAGTGCATCCGAATATTTCGGTACAGTTATGGAGAATTCTCGGTTGTGGCAAATGTTCTTCTTTGACTAAATACTTCGCCTTGTTCTTTTACTAATGCTTGGTAAATCCAAAGCTGCGGTAGAAGAGAAGGACCATGATGAAGATAAAAGTGAAGTTCTTGGTAATCTGGTGAAAGTTGTTGTACTTATTTGGTCCGCATCTCTTCTCACGTTTAGCTACGTAAGACTTCCAAATGGAAACAAAATCTTAGATTTTGATCCAACCTTCATTGCATCGGTTTTCTCTGGCTCGCTGGCTGCGTTCGGACTTTCTCCTGCTAAGGCAGGTGGAGGGAACGGAAACGGCAAAACTACAGCGAAGAAGGAAGAACCCCCTGTCGTTTCTGCCGTTGAGCCCAAAAAGTAATGCAAAAATTGATTAACGCACTCGCAGTTCTATCATTCTTAGGAACTGCTTCTATCATTGGTGGTGGAGTTTATGTCTACCTCCAAAAGGATGCACTAATTGAAAGTGCTAAGGAAAAGATCACTAGTGCTGCAACAGAAGCAATCGCTGGAGCACTCCCTGGAATGTTGGATGCAGCAATGCCCGAACTTCCTAATGCTACTGGTGGTATCGCTGTTCCTGCTGGTGAAGATAAGGGTGGTTCTGTTCCTGGAATGAGACTTCCCTGAGAATTTGATGAGAGGCGTTAAATAACTATGCCTCTCTGAGATTCATTATGGCACAATCAGTTTACGAAAAACGTGCTAAGAAAGAAGCAACCCAAACTTTTGCTTGGTATGTCTTCTTTCATTCTGTTTGGACTTCTGTATTTAAATTCTTCAGTGAAGATTAATGGCTGAAATTCGTGATATTTCAATTCAATCTATCGAGATTCCAGAAACTCCTAGATTCTTGACGGAACCGCCTATGGCGCTTCCTCCGAGAGTTCCTGTTACCCAACAGATAGGTGTTCCTATTATCGATATGCCAGGTTGTGTTGAAGCACACGAATTAGACAGAGGAAGAAACGATAACCTTAAAGGAGATGATCCTAAAGGTGCTAAAGTCTTTTGTGATGGACAAATACCATCGTTCAATCCAATTGACTACAATGAGGATGAACTGGAGTTTAATTACGAACCTCCAGTTCCTCCAGTCAACCCACCCAAAGCCCCAGAAATAAAGGCACCAGAAGTTCCTACGGACACAAAAGTTCCAGAGGTAGAGTGCCCATCAGAAGCATTATCATTAAAAGAACCAATCGGATTCATCAAAGGTGACGAGAGAGTCACAGAATACCGATTGGTCGGAAAAGAATGTATTCAGATAAGAGAGAAGTTAGATATACCCACTCAAATTATTGAAAATATACCAAAAGCAGGTGCAGTAACTACTACTGCGGGTATTGCAGTTGTTGCAACTACCTCGGCACTGCTCGCAAAACCTCTTGCTGATCTTTTGTTAAGAGCGGTGAAACCTGTGACGAAGAAGGTACTGAAGAAGGTTGCTGCCTTACGGGGTAAGAAGCCCCCAGTCTTGTCTGTAGGGGCCCGCCGAGCTGAGCAGCGTCAGATGAATGATGCTGTGAAGACTCTTCGCTCTGTGTTCCCAAGACGGAAGAAGTAGGTTTAGGAATACTATGTCTATGTTGTGGTACCGAGTTTACATTTTGTACCACGACATCCGCACATACTGCCGCATATGGGCTACGAGGGTGGAAACGTATGCCCTGTTTTAACAATTCGCCACAATTTTTCAATCTCGCGATCTCAAAGTCAAGGCGCTTGTTTGCATGTTGTTGACGCATCAATGCAATGTTTGCTGCTGCAGCCTCTTTACATTGATCTTGTAATTTTTTATCTAATGGTCTAGACCAAGTAGCACTAAAACCAAGGGATAGATTATAATTATCTTTCTGACCTGTTCTGACTGGGCGATAGAATTGTACGGAACCTGGATTATCTAAGATTCCATCCCCAATTGCATTTCCGTTTTCATCAAAGGCGCCCATTTCATCACTCATATCATATACAGGATCCATATAGTAATCCTCATATGGTTTCATTGCCGATACTGCACCAGTCACATACGGCGTAATGTTGAGAGTCGGCCCCTGACACTGGATTCCTCCGCCATAGGTATTCGTGATGTATGGACCCTGAAGAACCTGGATAGCTTGGTTGGTCACCGAGCCAGAACTATTAGCAACAGGAGCAGCAGTAGCGGATACACCGCCAATAGTCTCAGACAAAACCTGAGCAGGGGATAAGATTGACGCCGCACTTAAAATTACTGCTGGAAGATACTTGTAGTATCGGTTACGCTTGTAACTGTCGTTTCTCTTTGAATAATTGTATGGTTGCTCAGTCCAGGCCCTGAGTAAGTTTCTGTGAACTGAAATGCTGCGCCTGGTGTTGTCTGTTTGAAATTGGGCGTGCTCGTCGCTCCTGTCCATGTCGAATTCACTCCATTAATAGTTACATTAGATTGTCCAGTTGTGGGACTAATAGTTCCTCCAACTGGTTCCACACCACTACCTGATACTGAATATTGATATCCAGTATTATAATCCATTGAATTAATCGTCTCGGTCACCTTGGATGTAGTTTCAGTGTGGCTCGTCATTGAGCCTTGTGTGAAATTCGGGACTACTGGCACTGAGTACGCAGGTTGAAGTAGTCCGTGAATAACACCAAGAACCAATCCCAGACCGATTGCTTCTTGCAATCTAGTCATCAGTCGATAATTGTGAGTTCAGTTACAAATTGAGCTGTTACACTAGTACCAGCACCTTGAGATGTTCCTGTGATGGTAAGTGTGTGCTTGTTATCGATTGTACCAAGAGAACCGCCACTACTATAGTCACCTGCACTACCTGCGGTATATGCAGTTGAGTTAGTTCCAGTTGCATCGGTGGCATCACCTGCGGTGAAAGAATTACTGAAACTAAAAGCATTACCAGAACTTGATTGGGTCGCAGTTGGAATTGATCCTGCTGCTGCACCATTAGTTAGGGTTCCAAGACCACCGACATTTAAGTCTGCAGTACCTGATCCACCAACATCAGTGACAATTCCACTACCAGACACAGAGTAGGAGTTACCAATTCTAGAAGTGGTTGTTCTTGCTGCGTCTACAGTGTGTTGTAAACTTGATTGGTGTCTAGTAACTAATCCGCCTGCATTGGCTGCACCTGCGGTCACAAGTAACATACTAAATGCTAAGAGAGTTCTCTTCATTAGAATGCCGAAGTTGAATACAGCCCTATTTAGACTTAATTAAACTACACTTAAGGTACCTTTCATGCTACTATGAATGGTACACTGGTATTCATAAGATGCTGGTGCATCCATAGGAATTGTAAACACTTGTGTACCACTCTGTGATCCACTTAGATATGTTCCTACACCAATACTTGTTCCAGTAAACTGAATACGGAATGGGTGTCCAGTTCCAGTGGAGTTCTCAAAGATATATGTAAAACCTCTATGAACGTAGATGGTTGGATCATTAAATCCGTTCGTGAGTCCTGGACCTGCGAAGTTATAGTGAGATGATCCGTTTGCAGTCACATAATACTTAATTGCAAATCCAACGTCAGAACCATCACCAGTAGTAGAATTTGTTCTGAAGTTTGCAGCAGTAGTGACACCAGATACATTCAGTGTAGTTGCTGTTAGGTTTGCAGGAACACTAGCATTGATACCAGTCAGTGCAGAACCATCAATTGCAGGAAGTGATCCACTAAGTTGACCAGCAGGAATACTAGTTAGACTTGTTCCTGCACCAGAAAATACCGATGCAGTAATAATACCAGTTGTATTGATATTATCATCAATCGAAGTACTAGCGTTTCCGACAATAATGTCTCCACTGGTTACAGGTAGAGTTACCTCTACGTTTCCACTATAATCTGCGTGTGCTGCTGACTGGAGTCTTGTATAGTGTGAGTCGGATACTTCACAATAGTAATCAATTCTAGCAGGAGTTCCATCATCGACTCTAATTTCAACCTTATTAGTTGCAGTACAAACACCAGAAATTGTTGTATTGGTTTGAATTGCAACGTGATTTGCATTGATATACAACTCACCATTACTTTCCAAAGTCGGAGTTCCTGCTGCTCCGACTAAGTTAATATCCTTTACACCAAAAGATTTCTCTGCCATTAGTTTATACTTTTTAGGTATTTATCAAGTGAACTTTATTTCCAGTCCATTAGTGACTGTTAGACCGCCTGGACTCTTTAGTCGGATCTCTGGTTTCTGTGGTTCAGATGGAGAACCCGTAGGTGCATCCCAAATGACTACGATATCTGTACCATAGTTATTTGTTCCGTGTGCATCTCTCCAGTTGTCATCAGTTGCAGACCAAGATGTTTGGTCTCCACCCATGTAAAACTTCGCTGGATTCTGTGGACCACATTGATTTTTCAACCAAGTCTTAATATCACTCCACAACCATGCTCTATTATATTGAAGTTTGGTAGTGATCCATCCTGCTGCAGTTGGACATGCAGAACTAGTACCACCAAAATCCACATCATATGCAGTAACTGTTAGTCCAGTATATGTTTCTGGATGTTGATAAGTTAGAGCACTATTTCTTCCATCAGCTGAAAGGGTATCATCTGCTGCGGCATAACAATCAATACTAGAACCCCTATCAGAGTAACTAACAATTTTTTCTTTATAATCTGTTGGTCTGTTGGCAGAATTACTGCCACCCGTTCCGCCACTCTGAATTTGATCATCTAGTGCGCCAATATTGATTGCAGGGTAAATGGTATTTGCGCCTGTACCTGCTGCACCAATTGCTTGAGGCCAACCTCTTCTGTTCAGAGTATTATAAACATCATAACCAAATTCAGTATGCATACATTCTGTTAGTGCAACACCAACACCACTATTAGTAGTATCATTCCAGTAATTATTGTAATCAGGATCTCCTGGATCTACCTGAGTTTGGTTTGAATTACCTGCAGCAATGACGAAGATAACACCTGCATCTACTGCTTCTTTTCCTGCAACAACATAGGAAGCCTCTCTGGGGTGTTCACCCTTCATTCTTCCTGAGTCTCCATAATTACCCACATCAATATAGAAGGCAGGTTCAGTAGAGGATCCCGAATAGTTTGTACCGTTAGTACCTCCGTCAATATCTGCTGGTCTATACCAATAATAGCGACCCGTGCTAGAATGTGAACTGCTCCTGTATCCCCAGCTGTGACTTGATAAGGTAGGATTTCTATCTCCATTTTGTTGTCTGCCGTTTGTTTCGGATACCCAACTATAATTTGGCTTATAAAGGTGGAATAGTTTTAAGACATCAAAACCTGGACCTGCAATACCCGCATCACTACCGCCATATAGATTCATTACCCACTTGTTGCAGTTGTAAGCAACACCATAATTCTTTCCAAATACTTGACTTGCACATTGTGTTCCGTGGTCGGTTCCATTTGTTGCTTTCGCAGTGTTGGAGCCATTGCATCTAGCTCTTGTGTATGCAGTACTAATTCCACTAACAGTGCCAATGGTGGAGAAACCTACAGATCTTTGAGATGAATCAGACCACCAGGATCTTGCTGCAGATTCCAGAGGAACTGTTGTTCCATCCCAACGAGTAGTTAGGAGTGATGGATTTGCATTGAAGAAGTCTGGATCGATATAGTATGGTGCATCAACAATAATATCCAAAACACCACAACAATTTGCACCTTGAGTAGAAATACCTGCCCAAGTTAATGCGTTTCCAGTTTTCCAATTAACAGGATTGGTGGTATCACAATCAACAAACTCTGGGTGTGCAACCCAGAATCCATCGTCACAGATAACTGCATCGACTCCAGTACCATCACCAAGTTGTTCTACATCTCTAACGAAGACGTGGTGATCAGAGTCAGTTATTCCAGTATCTGTTGCATCCCAGGGATTTTCTCTTTGTGTATGTCTATAAATTTGATATCCAGTTCTATTATAATCACTTGATCCTGCACCAGTTACTGGTGGTCGAGAATCTGTGGGTCCAGTATTCCAGGCACGATAATTGATTACATCTTTTTCAAATCTTTTCTTATATTGAGGAGTTGCGTGTAGTTCACCTGGTTCTGGAGCATAGGTGCCAGGATAAGACTGATAATCAATGTGACAATATTCTACTCTTGGATGATCTTTAAGTGCAGCTGCTTCCTCATCATCAAGGAGATAGGTTCCTCTAGTGTCACTATGTCCTTTTTCGTCTGCACAGTCAATTGAAGATGATGGGATATTATCTTCTAAAGTCCCATCTTGCATGAGAACTTCATGGATATGTTCCCAATCTTCTTTTGTATAACACCCAATGGTATATAATTTTTTCCCAGTTCCCTCTGGGACAGAATCAAGACTGTCTCGGTCCAGTCTATTAGGTCCAGTCTCGTAAACTACCTGTTCTTCAGTAGGTTCAAGACTGGCTCTATCTGTCTCGATCATCAGATTCCTCCTGTATAGTTAATGTTCCATCTAGATGTAATTACACCAGACTGACCCGATTCGGGAGTAAGTCTGACATCAATATTACTTCCAACGACTGCTGCGTCGATAGACAAGATTTGACTTGGTGAGTACATGATTGCAAACTCCTGAGAGTATGCGGTAGTACCATCATGCATAACGAGAAGTTTCTGAACTTGTCTCTGGGTTCCAAGTCCACAAGTGAAGGTATACTCTGCACTTGCATAGTCACTCAATGCGAAACTATGTACAGTGTATGCAACACCTGCGGATCCAGTAGTTGTATTAACACCAGATTGACCTTGTGCAGTAACTGTTACAACTCCTGCAGAGATTTCAGAACATGTGAGACCAATACCGAAGTTGATCGTTCCTGCAGTTCCTCTACTTACTCCACTATCAGAAACAGTTACACCTGCACCTGCTCCAGTAACACCAGTAAGTCCACCACCATCACCAGAGAATGAAGTCGCAGTTAGAACACCAGTGACAACTGCACCAGAAGTGTTTGCTTGGACTCTTACTGTATCTCCATCATCCTTAATACTTGTACCTGCACCAACATTGATTCCTGTAAGTGCGGAACCATCGATTGCAGGGAGAGCACCAGTTAATTCAGAAGCGTCTAAACTTGTTAGGTTTGCGCCACTTCCATGGAAAGTACCAGAGAAGTTT